TTAGATACCGTCAAGCAACTTTATAATCTAATCTGGTTCTGTAGAAAGATTCAAGTACCATTTGAAGTTTACGCATTTACAAATTGTTATCCAAATCCAAATACTAAAACATCCTATGAGGTTAAGGAAGGTGTAGCACAAATAGATCCATCTTTCTCATTGATGAATCTCCTAACACATAAAGTAAACACAAAGACTCTTGAGTCTCAAATGGAGAACATATATCTGATTGCTAAAGCACTTGCTTGGAATTATACAAACTACTACAACATTCCACTAGGAATGGGTCTATCAGGAACTCCCTTGAATGAGACATTAGTTTGTCTACATGAGATATTACCACAGTTCAAAAAAGATAATCAGGTAGAGAAAGTTCAATGTGTAATTCTTACTGATGGTGAAGCACATCCTCTACGTTTTCATCATGAGTTCTCACACAGATGGGGTGAGGAGTGTGAAAAATATATGGGAACTTCTTACATAGGAGAGAACTGCATCCTTAGAGATAGAAAGACAGGTAATACATATGCATTTGATGATAATTCTTTCACCATGACCGATGTATTACTTCAAAATCTTAGGGATAAGTTCACTGACGTAAACTTCATAGGTTTCAGAATATTACCTCCAAGAGAAGCTTCATACTTTGCTAAGAGATATGTTGAATATGGTGATGAACTTGAAAAGATTATGAAAGTCTGGAGAAAGGAGAAATCATTTGCAATCAAGAAGTCTGGATATCATGTATACTTTGGACTCTCTGCTTCAGCACTTGATAGTGATGATGCCTTTGAAGTCAAGGAAGATGCAACTAAGACAGATATCAAGAAAGCATTCTTCAAGAGTCTTAAGGGTAAGAAGATGAACAAGAAGATACTAAGTGAGTTTATAGAGTTTGTTGCATGATAGAGTCTGATAGATTATTTGGTATACCTTTTTTCACCACTCATATAGATCCAACTTTATATGATAAGGATCAGTTAGTCAAAGATATAAAATCAAATTATTTAAAAAATCCCACTCGCAATGAGTGGGATAATTTAAGTCACTTACACCATTCTTATAATGATTGGGATAATCCACATTATATAAATGTAAATTTTACTAAAGTTCAAGCAGTTTATGATAAAATTATACCTCAATGTCTTCAAAAATTTAAATTGAAGCGAGGTGTAAAAGGTAATTTTAGAATAGTGAATTATAATTGTATGTCTGAGGGTGGATATATGTCTCCTCATAAACATGTAAATTTTGATTTTGTAGGGATACATTATTTACAATTTGATCCAAAAGTACATATACCTACAGAGTTTATAAATGATTTTGCTCAAAAAAGTAATGTGTTTGTGGATGATGTATATACTTCCTGTTATAAAAGCACATGGAGAATGCCTGTGGAGGAAGATATGTTTTGTATTACGCCAGGTTTTCTTCCACATCAAGTCCCAAAACATCCTAAAACAAATAAGTTGAGGATGTCTATTATTACAAATATTCAACTTGAGTTGGTTATATGATAAATAGCTTTGAATAGACTAATAAGAAAATGACTAGATTTGGAGATCTTATAGGGGGTAATGAAACTGTAGTGACTCCTATTACAACACCTAAACCAATTGTTGAGGAACCTGTAAAGGTGGAAAAAGTATCAGAGTTTCCTCAAATCTATACTAAACAAGATTTGATGAAAATGACAAAAGTTGAATTAGAAGAGGTTGGTAGAACCTATGGTATTGAACTCGATAGAAGATTAACTCATGCAAAATTAGTTGTTCAATTAAAAGCATTTATTGATTCCAAATCATAAACCAGTTAAAAAAGTGTCCACTAGGAGGTTTACTACCTCCTTTTTTTGTCTATAATAATTGTATAGATAAAACAATTACATCATGACTTTCAAACCTTTTGAGATTAAAATGACCGAACAGCAGGTTATCGACGGATTAAGAAGTAACTACGGTAACGAGTTTACTACTCCTGATATCAGAGCATTCTGTGCTATGAATGATATCGCATATTCTACAGTTACTAGAAAGATACAAAAACACAAAGTATCTAAGGGTAAGTGGAACCTTAAAGTTACAACTAAAGCAGTGGAGAAGATTGAAAGATCATTCGCAGCACCATCTGGACAACCAGTAGCAGAGAGAAATCTTGTTCCAGAGAAGGATGAGACCTTTGTTAAGTTTGGAAGTTTCAACGATGTTAAGAAGATTATACAATCAAAGCAATTCTATCCAACATTCGTTACAGGACTATCAGGTAACGGTAAAACATTCTCTATAGAGCAAGCATGTGCTCAACTAGGTAGAGAACTCATTCGTGTAAACATTACTATTGAAACAGATGAAGACGATCTTATTGGCGGTTTCCGTCTTGTTAATGGCGAGACCGTATGGCACAATGGCCCAGTCATTGAAGCACTCGAACGAGGTGCAATCTTGCTCCTTGACGAAATCGACCTTGCCTCTAACAAAATCCTCTGCCTTCAGAGCGTCCTTGAGGGAAATGGTCTTTTCCTTAAAAAGATTGGAAGATACGTTGAACCAAGAGAAGGATTCAACATATTCGCCACCGCAAATACTAAGGGTAAAGGTTCAGACGACGGACGCTTTATTGGAACTAACGTGCTCAACGAAGCATTCCTCGAAAGATTCCCAGTTACCTTCGAGCAAGAGTACCCAACCGTCAACAACGAAGTAAAGATACTACAGGCAGTATCAAAGACACTCGGAAAAGTCGATGAAGACTTCTGTAAGCGTCTTGTAGATTGGGCAGATATCATTCGTAAGACTTTCTATGATGGTGGTATTGAGGACATCATAAGCACACGTAGACTTGTACACATCATCCGTGCTTACAGTATCTTCAAGGATAAGGCAAAGGCAATGAAGGTATGTATCAATCGTTTTGATGACGAGACTAAGCAAGCATTCATGGAGTTATACGACAAAGTTGATGCAGACTTCAAGATGCCTGTTGACCAAGAGTCATAAATGTGATATACTAGGGAGAGACAATTCTCCCTATGATTAATGCATGGAGTCTAGCATGGGGGGCACTAAACGGAACTATGGACGAAACCTATCCAATTAGAGAAGATGTCCCAGAAAAGTTATGGGGCACTCCAATAGACGATAAAACAGGGTTGTGGAAAGAACCACAACCCTATCCCTATGAGAATGATGGTCTTGATTATGAAGTAGATCTATCTACAATTGATGATCAATATGCACATCATTTCGCACCAACTGAAAAAGAAATGGCACATTATTTTAAGTATCACGAAAAAGAGATCCTAAAGGACATTGAGGAATATGTATCAGGAACTTATAAAGGTCATTACACAGGTAACTCACATGAGTATCGTAATGTGCAGACTCTTGATTTGATGGCTTCTAAAGATCTTGCATCAGGTTTCTGTCAGGCAAATATACTGAAGTATGGAAGTAGGTATGGAAACAAAGACGGAAAGAATAAGAAAGACTTGATGAAAGTCATACATTATGCTATGCTATTAGCACACTTTGATGGACACTATGGCGAACCATCAATGCCCTCTGGGAACTTTGAACAAATGCCATGAAATTACGTCCGACAACTACTACAACTATGAACTTAAGTGATAACACACTCGGTATTCTAAAGAACTTTGCAGGTATCAATAATTCTATTCTTGTAAAGGAAGGTAATCAACTCCGCACTATCTCAGTAATGAAAAACATTCTTGCTGAAGCACAGATACCAGAAGATTTTCCTCGTCAGTTTGGAATCTATGATTTGAATCAATTTCTAAATGGTTTGAGTTTACACTCAGATCCTAACTTAGATTTTACTGAAGAGTCATATCTTACGATCAGTGAAGGTAGAAGGAAGGTTAAGTATTTCTTTGCTGATCCACAGGTTATTATTGCACCTCCAGAGAAAGAGATTACTCTTCCTACAGAAGATGTCTGCTTTCAGTTAGAAAGTGTTACTCTGGAAAAGTTACTCAAGGCAGCAGCAGTTTATCAGTTACCCGATCTATCTGCAGTAAGTGAGAATGGATCAATTAAACTTATTGTGCATGATAAGAAGAATGATACATCTAACGAATTTGCTATCATAGTTGGAGAAACTGATTCAATATTTTCATTCAACTTTAAGATTGAAAATATTAAGATCATACCTGGTGCTTATGATGTCGTTATATCATCTAAGTTATTGTCTAGATTTGTAAACAATAATTTAAACCTAACTTACTACATAGCGTTAGAACCTGATTCAACATTTGAGTAATGTATCATAACAACTTCTTTACTGATGAACAATGGGAGTGTATAAGGGTATGTGTAGCGAATGCACCCATACCCTATGATATTACAAAGAAAAAAATTCCTGCTGAAATATTAGCAAAGATAGGACAACCTAAGAGAGTGAAGGAAGAAGGTATACCTATAGTAAAATACGATTTAACACCTTACGGAATATTTGACGATGAATAACATAGGATTAGAAGTGGTATTCTGGACAGTACTAGCACTTTATCTTTTAACAAAGTTGGGAGTATTTAAGAAGTGAAACTAACACAAGAAATTATTGATAAGATTCAAGAAGCGATGTTGCATACCAAAAAAGATGGTAGCATCAATTGGAAAGATGATGATGAAATAGTTGTACAATTAGCAGGAACATTTGCTGCTGATAGATTTATTGTTATTAAGAATAGAACAAAAGATCCAGTGATATCCGCTGAACCACATCCTCACTTTGATTATGAAAAGAAGGTATTTACTAAAGACGGTAGAGAAGAGTATATGAAAGAGCAGAAGGAGAATAAAAAATGAGTGAAGAAGAACTTGAAGAACAAATTATACAACAAATAGAAGTCCTTGTGGATGAATTAGGTGGAACCATGTGCCAGTCAACAAGGTGTAATAGCATGGGTAGACAGAGTAAAGTTATAGAAATAGAATACGGAGTAGAGACAAAAGAATAAATGAACATCTTTGTAACTGACCCATCACCAACTGCGTCTGCTCAAGCACTTCCCGACAAACATGTTGTGAAGATGCCTTTAGAGACATGTCAGATGTTATCAATAGTCTGTTCAGAAAAGTGGGGTCACGGTTATGGTAAATTACACAAGAAAGATGGATCAACATACTTTACAGAGAAGGGTGCATTTCGTCATCACCCATGCACGATATGGGCAAATGAATCCACTATCAATGCATGGTGGTTACTAGCACATGGTCTTGCTCTATGTAATGAGTATACACATCGTTATGGTAAAGAGCATAGTTGTGAAAAGACATTAGTTGAAGCGACTAAGATCATTCCTTCTGCAGAGTATCCATACAAACCATCATCATTTGTATTTGCAGGACCTGATCAATTCAAGTATGATAAAACTATTGATATTTTTACTGCATACAAAAGATACATTGCTTCCAAACCTTGGGCATCATCAAACTATCTTCGTGATCCATCTAGGAAACCAGATTGGTTATCATGAAACATTTACTTTTTGATTTAATAGATTGTCCTCCTGATCTTTTAGATGATGAGGACTTTGTAAGACTAAGTGTATGGAACGCTGCTAAGGAATC